GCAAAATATATTGATGATAAAGCTAAAGTGCTTCCGGCACCTGCACCTATTGCTATTTCTTTAGCAGTTTGCTTATTTAGAATATTAGAATTAACAATTTTAGCCTTGGCGTTTCTAGTTCCAAGCCTATAAGCGTCTACCGCTTTTCTTCCAATTTTAGCTAGTAACTTTCTCATATTTAATACCTTATTAGTCTGAGGTTATCGAAAGGTAAACTTTCTTTCTTGTCGATCGTTTCGTTTCCATCTGTATCAATTGCTTTAAGACGTTTTTTTAATAGTGCAGAATATTGTGCCTCAAAGTCTTTACGCATCTCTGAAAGCGTCTCACTTGACCGCATTGGTATCAATATGTTTACCATTGTTTTAAGTGCTGTTAGCTTTGAAAGTTCTTCAATATCTTTGGCCTGTAATTCATAGTCTATGATGTTTTGAATGTTTAGATCGTCCGCAACATCACCAGTTGAAAGCTCTATCATTTCAAACCAATCTGTTTTACCAGTGGGCAAATATCGACTATTGTCTACGTCTGGCCATTTTATTTTCATATATGACTGATCTGTCCATATTAAACCTAACCATTTTAACTTAGTTGTAATAGTTAAAGTCTGGCTTGATTTAATACGAATCCAGTAAAGCCCTAGTCCGTCTGCTTGTGTTTCGTTGTATGTTGTTTCTGGATAGCTGTTTATAGCTGTTTTAATCCAGTCATCGGGCAAATCCCAAGTCATAAATCCAGAACGTGCAAAAGGAACACCATTCACGGACGTTTCATCAATTAAGTTTTTTACTGCTCGCCAACTATTACGACCATAGTAGTATTCTATAGTTAATCTTCCCGTTACTGCGTTTACAGTATCGACAACGAAAAATCTTGAAGCGAAACTGTGAGGACAACCAATGTAAATAAAATCTTGGGCAAGATAAAGAGGGACAGTCATTGTCTCACTTGACCATTTTCGCATCTGATCTGTGTAATCTGTGTAATCAGTTACGCCCTTATAAAATATCTTATTGTACTTATTTAGAAGTAAGTGCATATTTTACCAACTTTTTATTTTTTCTTTTTTTTTCCAGCTTTTTTGCTTTCGCTAATTGAAATAGCGATTGCCTGCTTTTGATCTTTTACAGGTTTACCACTACCACTTTTTAACTTTCCCTCTTTCCATTCGTGCATTACTTTTTCGACTTTTTTAGTTTTTTTATCTTTGCTCATAATTTCTTTCCTCTATTAATCGACAATTAGGGATTGATGCTACTAATGTTTCTAAAACTGTCGGACTAATGCTGTTAGCATCATATTTTTTTATCCAACCGCTATAACCTGCTCCCTGTAATGCGTGAAATGTTAATTCACTACAAATTTCGGAATAATCAATCCAATTTTTATCTGTTGGGTCATCTGGTAAAATCTGATCTTTTGCCCATTGCCAGATGAAATATATAAGCTCTAAATGTGGATAAATTTTTTCATTGTGTTCTGTAACTATTTTTCTGATCCATATTGACGGCTCTACGATATCAGGAATTTCATAAATTCTTAGAACGCAATTTCTATTAGTTCTATATCTATTCATATCAATTATTGAAATTGTTAATTCATCTGCTGAAAGCCCTAGTTCCATTTCGTGAAGATTTCCGATTATTGGCAAGCAATGACTAGCTACTGGAAAAATAGTAGCTTGGTACTCAGTTGCCTTTCTTATCATTGTGCTAATTATGTTTTCCATATCTGTAGTAAAGGCAATTTTCATTATTTAGTCCTTAATAGTTGTAATATAGTCAAGTTTAAGTATATTACCATTAAAATCATCAGTTGCATGATAATGATCTACTCTTAAAAGCAAAGGTGGCAAAGGTCCAGGTGATCCGTCTGGTGTCATTATCCTAGTTAGTTTATTAAGCTGAGAAGTCCAGACTTCATCATATCTTTTTATTTCTTCCATCGTTTCAGGGTTTAAAACTTCGCAAACATCCCAATCATATTTACCCAACTCTCCTAGCATCTCGCCCATTATTCCCCAAAGTTCTTGTAGTTCTATAGTCGTGTCAAGTTGATAGTTAACAACTAACTTTCTTGATAAGTTGTAAGTACCGTTTGGTAGAGCATCATCTTCTAATTCTAATGTCGTTGCTGTTGCACTCTCGATATAATGCCTTTCAAAATATCCTTCACTATTGAAAAACCATATGCAATCTTCGTGAACTAAATCAGGAGCTAAAGACTTAGTATAGTCGTATGTTGCACCGTTTTTATTAGATATCGTTATTGTTCCAAGATAATCAGAATTAACAAATCTTCTTGCGTGTAAACCTTGAGGATTTAGCTGATATTCATTTCTAGGTACTGTAGGAGTTACAAGTGGTGGCGAATATCTATTTGAATTTGCTTTATAATTTGTTTCAAAGTCGTCAAGCTCAGTTGTATCAGAAGGATTTTTAGATAAATTACAACTAAATGCTAAACTACCGCTTTGACAAAATAAATGATAATCGTCTTCGTGATCAAAATAATTAATTGGAACTCTATTGCAATCAACAAAACATTTAAAATCATTCCAAGATATATTTAACATTTAAAAACCTTCTGTGTAAAACATTAAACCAGCATCAAACTTTTTAGCTGATCCTGTACGTTTTACGAATAATTCAACTTTCGTTTCATAATAAATAGGCAATGATAAGCATGGATGATAATGAAATATGTCACCAGTTCTAAAACTTAGACCCATATCACTATCTGAATTTAAATCTAAATTGTATATTGAAGCTGAAGTAATATCATCTGTTACTATTTCAAAAATTATTTGACTATCTATTTCAAGTTTTATAGTCCAACCAGTTCCACTTTCAAGATTTAATATATACCCTAAAAAATAGCCGTTACCTGTATACCCAAAAACTCGAACATAACCGCTAGCGACTGCTACACTTGTCGCCCTTGCCACTCCATTAGTAGAAGCGTTCATGTCCCTCATTCTATATTTTTTATTTAGTGCATTAGCAAAATTTCCGGGCGTATAAGTATTTTTATTATTCACCCATAATCTATTTTCGCTATCTACTTTAGCACCGTATAAGTTGTCGTAACTCCACGGCACAGATTTTTGATTATCAAATTCATCAGTATTGTTTCTATCATTTATGCCCATTATTTATTACCTTTTCTTTTTGTTGTTTTTCGCTTCTTCTTAGGTACTACAACGGGCAAATCTTCTTTTACTTCTTCACTATTTTTTTCTTTTTCTTTTTGCAACTCATTTTGTTTACCACTTTCTTTTTGCTCAAAGTCTAAGCAACTTTTAAAAATTAGCTCACAAGTATTGTGAATAGCGAAAGCATCAATTCCCTTCAAAGGTGGCAAAGTTGACGATTGAATTAGTCCTAGTATTTGCTTTAATCTTTTGCAGTCATCAAGGCTTTCTATAATCATTTTAATACTCGTTTTAAAAAAGTGAGGAGAGTTTGAAGGTTCCTATCAGTTTAGGCAAACTCTCCTCACAACTATTTCAATTATGCAATTTCATGAAGTCTAACGTCTGCTGTAATAGTAGCAGAAGCAATCATCCAAAGTTCAATATTTTCACCGCAAGGAAATTCATAGTCGCCCTTTTTTGGAATCTCGATTCCTGTAGAAACTGTAACGGCATTGCTATGACCAAGATAAACTGACTGATTTGATAAGTTTTGAATAAGAACACGTTGACGACCTGGAAGAGGTGTTCCATCAATCTGAGAAGCAGTATCGTCAATAGCTGTATGTGAAGTAGCTTGACCAGAAATATCGGGGGCGTTAGTAACTCTGAGGCGACGGTAAAGGTCGCTTATCATGTCGGCCCTATCGCCTGAAGCACTCACCGCACTTAATGTTGATAACGCTCTCGATCCGACTTTTAACGATCCGTTAGCATCTACCGCATCATCTGCCACAAGCTCGTTAATGTGTGCAGTTACTGAGTCTGTAACATAAGTTAAGTCTCTTATGTCTAAATTCGTTGCTGAAACGACTACCGATGCGTTAGTTAGATTTACATTTAAACTTGATCCGGTAGCTGTTAGAGGTGTCCCACCAGCGATAAGATGCGCCCCGACCTGATCGCTCTCAGGAAGATTTGCGGAATCAAAAGTTAAAAGATGATGTGATAACATAATTTCTCCTAGGAATAAATTTCTTTAAATTCAACATCACAGGCAATATCGGCCTGTATGTAAATAATTTTACCAGAAAAATTGAGGTCTGATAAAACTTCCTCACAACCTCTTGGGATAGTCCAGTATTCTCCTAGTGCTATATTACCAGGAATGAAACTATATTTTAATTTTGTTAATGATCTTGTTTTTATAGATAGTTGATTTAAATTGTTTTGTAATACATAAGACGCTTGAGAGTTTGCCAAAACTGGCAAAATATCTATTTTTATATTGTTAGAGGTTAATGAACTCGATGGGGGAAAACCCTGCTGTGCTGAGGACATAAAACACCCCTAACTCAATTCTAAAGTTTTTATAGTAGTAGTTTTACCCGTTTCACATATTCCGTAAAGGACTACCGATCCTGCCGTATCAACATTGAAATAACTATTTGCCGGAACTTCCCAGCCTGATGTTTCTGATCCATCTACTGAGTCGGCCGTTACTCCTGTTTCGCCAATATATAAAGTATTTGGCCCTTTATTATGAATAGCGAAAGATTTACGATCTAATAATATTATTGCTGGAAGCCCTAGTTCTGTGTCTCCCATAATTTTCGTAACAACTCTAAATCTTTGAGTCAATCCCGTAAAAACAAATTCACCTTTAGCTTTTACTCTACGCCAACCTAAACCGTCCTCATAAAACATCGAATCTCTTTCCGCATCTCGTAAGTTTGCTATTGGTGTTTCTGCCATAAAGTTCCTTTATCAAAAAAAAAGGTGGAGAGTTTGCCCGACTCTCCACCCCATATAAGCTTTTTTTATTAGTGTGAAAGCATTAACACACGGGCAAATAGTAAACTAGATTTTTTGCCGGTTTTTGTCTAGTTTACCAATGAAAAAATTAATAACCATCAGAGTATTCACAATAGAAATGTACTTTACCACCAGTTAATGCGGCCGTTGCTACTAAAAATGCAACCGTTTTTACTGCTGTTACTTTATAACGTAAGCTGTCTTTAGCTGTTCCATCATAAAGCAATGCACCTTTTTCACTCATTGCTGAAACTTTGTCAATTGTCAAAGTTGAAAAAGCGGCCTGAGTAATAAAACCGTCTGTGTCACCGCCTGTAATTCCAACTTCAACTGTTGCAAGTCCACTGGAATTCAAAGCTGTTTCTACTTCATACCATAAATCATGAACAATAGTGTTGGCCGGTAATTCAAATAAATCGAAAGCACCAGCTACACCACCATCAACTGAGTAATCATATACTGAATGAGCTAAAGACTTTACGCCTTTTAGCCCTTTTAATGTAACTAAACTCATAATTTCTTTCCTTTCTTCTTAGTCTCTCCTAATTCTTCTCGCAAACTAAGCTGAGAATTAGAAGTAATTTTAACTTTTTGCTCGTTTTCCATTTCAAAGTAAAAAATTCTTGTTGACGCACTTGGGGCAAGAATTTGCCAATTAGTTTTTATCTTTCCATCTAACATTTTAACAAATTCAATGATCTGATCATCCACATTCATTAAACTGCTAGGGTCTGGCCTAAAAATATTCAATCGACTAAATTCTAATCCCACAAATTACCTCATCAAGTATTATAAACTTTAAACATTCTTTTGTTATCAAACAACTTAGCACCAAAAAGAGTTGAAACTCTTGCTCTCATGGATGGAACACGGGTCACAGGTTCAAGATCCATTTCTTTGTAGTCTGATTGCTTTTGAATCGCTAGATTAACTGCTGATGGATGGAAAAACCAGGCCGTTTTCTGTGGTAGAAAATTACTTACATAAATTTCATACCCATAAATAGGGTCTTTAAGTTTTCCACTCATAAAAGCAGAGCTTAAAGGCGAATAATCACGACTTAGAATCTCATTAACTTGTAGTAATGATTCTAAATAATATTCATCAATTAAACATTTACGCCCTACCATTGGCACATTTTCTAAGTTTTGAACTCTTTGAGCTTGTGCAAATTGAGCTTTTCCAATAGCAGAAACACCGTTCTGTGATTGAGATGAACTAAAAAGACTTAGCACATACTCATCAACTGATCTAGCTACCTCATGAACCATAAGCTTGCGAATCTCTTCTTGGGCGTTTGGTTGGCTGACATATCTATTCCAGTCTGTAATCTCGGTGGCATATACGGCTTCACGGTCTACAATTAATTGTTGACTCGTAACAACTGGATTCTGGATGTTATAGGCCTCATTATCTGATGTTCTGATTTGGGCGCGTTGGCCAGAAATCATAGTGGGCACATTAACTCGATCGCCCCAACCAGTAATATTTCCTTCATATTCAGTTGAAACTAAAGAGGCAATTCCTAAACTTGGGCGTAATTCTTCAAAGAAATTTAAGGCCCACTCTTCTTTTATAATTGACGAAAATTCTGCTTTTGTTAGCATTTTCTAACTCCTTATCTTAGGAGGCCGTCGTTCTGTAACTCTCTCACTGCGTTATTGTATTCACTCATTTTACCGGCCTTTTTAAGTGCCATTAAATGAGGTAAAGGATTTTCTTTCCAGTTTGAATTAATACCATCATGTGATGGGGTACTGTTAATAGTTTTAACTCGTTCATTTTTGATGAAAAACTTTTTAAATCTGTCATTTCGCATAGCATCTTCAAAAAATGTTTCTACGCCTTTGACTGCTCCTGTTTCCTCATCATACTCAATCAAATCTTGATTACCGAGTAACATTAGCTGATCCCAATCTTCACAATTATATTTCTTTGCTGTTTCAGAAACCTTACTAGCAATTTTTTGACCTATCAAATATTCTTCATGCTCAGTAAGTACCCTTTGCTTTTCCTCTAACTGTTCTCGCAATGTAGAAATTAGTTCATCTTTTTTACCTTCGGCCTCTAATAATTTTTGACTAATTTCGTTTTTTTGTGCTTTGTGACGCTTAGACTCTTCTAAAAGTCTATTGTTCGTTTGTCTTAATCTCTCAATCTCATTTTCTATGTCTTTTTGAGAAATAGAATTTTCAATATTGAAATTTTCAACATTTTCGATATTCTCACCATTCGGCTGAACATCATTTTTTAAATCCTCGGCCTTCGCCAATAGTTTCGGGTCCACAACTACCTCTCTTTATTGTGTTCTTCTTCCATTCTCTTATTGATTCTTTCCAAGGTTCCTTGGAAATCATCACTATTTTTAATTTTCTCTATATCATTTTTACTTAAATGAAAAAAAGGTCTTTTGATAATTTCTTTCAAAGTTTTACCCTTTTTCCCACCAGTAGCTTTATTTCTTATGATACCCTCTTCGGCACCCCTAAGCTTTCCGTAATCTCTATTTCTAACTGAAAGCTCTATTTTTTCTTTATCTGCATTTTTTACAAAAAGGTTTTCTAACATATCTCCAGAAAGTGTTAGATCAACTTTTGATCTCGACACGCCTTTCTGCTTTGCGTATTTCTCGCTATAAGGTGTTGAAGAAAGAGAATATTCCTTACCATTTTCGTCAACTCCTAAGCCTGATCTTGTTCTATCTCTAATTTGCTCTAAAATTACGTTACCGATCCGCTTTGCGTCTGCTTCTCGCAGGTATTTTTTTGACTCTAAGGACTTTTTGTTTTTGTTCAAGAGGTCTACTAGATTGATCGTCAATGTTTGTTTTGCCATCATTCTCTTTGTCCTCTTCCTCTTCTTCCTTATCTTCTTCCATCATATCATTATTTTCTTTTTCTTGATTACCTGACTTTAATGATACTTTGTCTATTTCTGCTTGTAAATATTCTTTATTTATCTCTTCTCTTTCTTCTTTTATGGCCTCATCTCTGGCCCTCGCTTCATCAATAGTCATACCGTCATTAAATCTTAAGTGCTTTTCATAGCTAAAGATTAGGCCCATTTCTTGCAAAAGTTTAATTGTTTCTGCCTTATCTTTTTCTGTTAGCATCGGTTTGATTGGATTAAATGATAATTTAAGTTTTAGCTTTTTGTTTAAGTTAGGAATTGAAACGCTAGGATAATCTGCGTTAAGTGTTCCAGTTTCAACTTGATATTTAATAATTTCTACTATATTTCTAAAAAGCTTTTGCTCTACGTTTAAATATTTTTTTTGTTTAGTTTCTGTAAATTCTACGCTTTCACTATCGGCTATTAACCGATCAACTCCGCTTGAAAAGTTTGTTGCTGATAACTCTACGTTAATTTTATCCGTAGTTAAATCATTAGTGCTTAACAATGCCCTGATAATACTCATCACAATGTTTAAATGACCAGCTAAATCAGGAGAAGGATTAGCATATTCGTATCGACTTTTACCATCGTTATTTTCAATTGCTATAACGTGTGTGTATCCGGCCTTTGTTAATTTAGGTGGCGCATCACCTGAATAGTAAAGAATTGCTTGACCAAAGCCCTGATTTGCCGCAATTGAAACTAGATCAGAAAGAATTATGTTACACTCTTTCGACATTTGTGCAATTTCTGAACCGTAAGGGTAAAAATGCCCTTCCGTTGGCTTTTTAATAGCAGTGAATGGCATTACTCCGTAAGGATTTACACCATTTTCATTATTATCATTTTTTACTATAACATTTTTATAGATAATCTTATCATCTCTGAGATTGTTTTTTTCCTTAACTGACATTCTAATAAATTTAAAATTGAAATTTTCTGACCATATCGTATAAGATGCAATGATCTGAATATCAGAATACTCAGTAGCTAAAATATCATAATCAATAATATTAGAATAATCTCCAATTTCAACAACTGAATTTTTAAAGACTATTATTTCTGCCTTTGTTTTATCTTCGTTAGGAATAGCTGTAAAAACGTGTTGAGGTAATGACTTTAATCTAATATATCCATCCTGATCTTCGTAACTAAATAGTTCAACATATTCGTGTGCTGTATAATATTTATCAGATTTAGAAAGAATGTCGTTAAAATCTTCTCCGTTATCGTTTATATCACTGTAAATATAGTTAATTAAATCAGTCATCTCTTGGTTAACTGTGCTATTTTCGCAATTTATAACTTCTCTTTTTACTCCCATAAGATAAGAACGTGATAACTTCCTAATAATCTTATCGGCAATCTTAAGATTTATTACTACCATCGAATTGTAACTTTCTGGATAGCGTTTTTTTAAATCTTCTAAAATATGTTGTTTCTGATTACCGTTAATAATTTGATAATCTATTGTGTGCTTTAATATTCTATTCTGATTTTCAGAACTCTCTACTATAGAAACTATTTGATCTAAAACTTTTTCATCTTTGAGATTAAAAATTTCCATTACATAATCCTAATTTGAGCTATATTTGTTGACTGTTTTAGTGTATCAATTCCATGGTAAAAATCACAGTAATATTCAATTGCGCTCATACTATGAGAAGTCCAGTCATGAATAGGACTTTCATTTTCTCCGTGGTCCTTACTAGGGTATCTATAATTTTCAAAACATTCAATTAAATGTGATAAATCTCTATCAACCTGTAGCGTACCCTGAGAAAGCATAGACCTTGTAGCTAGTATCCTGTTTCTTATTATGTTTGGCACTTTATAACGTAAATATATACCATATTTTTTTCTAATGAATGAGGCTATGGAATCTCCCGAAACAATATTCCTATTCCTTCCGTCTGGGTCGCCTACCCAACCAGCAACATCATTTTTTCTTACATGAATCTTATCAAGATGATGGAATATTTTATTAAAAATTGGCTCTATAGAAGTATCTTTTATTTCAAATCCATCAAAAACTTTAGATATACCGTTTTGTATTGTTAAAAACCATACGGCCGTGGGGTCGCCAATACCCCAATCGCAAGCAACAAAAACAGGGTCATACTCTCTATAAATAACCTTATCTTTAGCGTGTGTAGAAACATCAAATACTTTATAGACTCTACCTTCTGCACTTTTCGAGTAAGAAATATCAATTTCTTGGGCCATGATAGTTTCGTCAAGTGTTCTTTTTTGTTCTTCGTACCATTCTTGAGTTTTGTTTGGATGATCTTTCCAATGAAGTGTCACCCTATCAATTTGAGTTTTCCACCTAAGACGTGCAAACTCTCCACTCATACCGTTTGGCGTAGAACCAAAAATCTTCATATTACTCGTTTGCGAAACTGCCGCATGAACTATGCTTGACCTTGGGACAAAAGCAAATTCGTCAAGTATATAAACACTTACACGTCCACCCCTTCCGATCTCATCCCCTGCTTCTCCTAATATGCTAGTCTCCATATTTTTATGATGTAGGCCCATTATTTTTGAACCATCTTTTTTAGTCCATCCATTAAGTAAAAACTTAGGAAGTTTTTCTAGTAAAAATCTGGCCCGCTCGATTAAACTGTTCATGTCTCCAAGATTATCTACTAAATGTGCTTTTCGAGAAGAGATTCCTGCCGAAAAACCTCGATCAAATAAAAAGTGATAGATTACCCAACCTAGAACTAACCACGAAAAACCCATATCTCTACTTTTCTCGACTAATAGACTTTTTTTATCTATGTAGTGTTGTTCAAGAGTTAGAACAAATCTTTCCTGAAAAGGATAAAGAATAAACGGCAATATTTTTTCATCTGTTCGTGGATCATAAGTAAAAAGAAAGTTATTGAAAAAGAAAATTATATCTTTTTTGCATAATGATAATACTATCTGCTTATAATGTTCGTTATTATTACACTTATCAACTATCTGTATCCATTTTTGGTAATGTTCACGAACATTCACTGTCATTTTGCTAAAATCTCTTTAAAAAGCTCATGTAGTTTTTCTTTAGGTAGCTTTTCAAGTTCTTCTTTATTTATTTTAGTTTCATTATTTACGTTTAATACATTCTCTGTTTTCATTTCTAAGTAGTTTTGACCAATGAAAGTTGCAAAACTATGATGAATTTTCCCATGCGCTGAGTTAATCACCCAAAAATTCTCCTGCATAGACTTAGCTAGCGCATATGCTTTACCAAACTCTTCGTAATGCTTCGACCATTCGTGTATAGTCTGTTTTGAAACACCTACCGAGCTTGCAAATCCTGCGATACTTGGGAAATCGTTTGCTATTCGCTCGCCTGTTTTCTTATTCGTTTCATACGGTTTTCGATCAAAATATTCTATGATCCTCTGTGGCAAATCCTCAGTATAACCGCTTTTTCTACCGCAAAACTTTTGCCAGGGTGTCATCTCTTCAAACGGCACACCCTCATTTTTCTTACTCTTTGCTCTCATTTTTTCCTAACTCCTTTTTATGATCTTCACCATAATTGAGTAAAAAAGGATTTTCTTCCTCTGTCCTTCTGCTCATTTCCTTGTCGTAGCACAAAAGAATATATTCTAAATTCTTAGTAATAAATCT